TCTTCCTTCGTGTGCCGTTCAATGCCCACGCCGCTGCTGCCTTCCAACGGCTTGCAGATCAGGTCGTCGTTTCGGTCAAGGAACGCTTTCCAGTCCTTCAAGCTCAGCTCGTCGGAAAGCTCGATCCAGTCCCGGTTCACCTCGTCCTTGAACAGCCGATTGAACGTGGCCTTGTCGTCGAACAGATACCAGTAGGCCTTGTCGTTCATCCTGCGGACGATGGTGTTGCTCAGTCCCCGGGTGATCTGGGTCTTTTTCTGCTCGTCGGTCAGCCGGTACATTTCGGCGATCTTGTAATCCACGTAGCCCGCGTTATATTTCAGCGCGCAGCGCAGCATGTCGCACAGAAGCCACAGGCGGCTCTTTCCGCTCCGCTCCTTCAGGATTTTTGTGGTCTTCCACATGGCTTTCCAGTCCATGCGCACCAGCCGCTTAAAAAAGAAGGACAGTCTGCTCATTTCCCAAACTCCCTTTCCGGTCTTATACGTTAAAGCGGAACAGCACGATGTCGCCGTCCTTCATCACGTAATCCTTGCCCTCGCTGCGCACAAGGCCCTTATCCTTGCAGGCGTTCATGCTGCCCAGCGTCCGCAGGTCGTCGAAGGCCACCACCTCGGCGCGGATGAAGCCCCGTTCAAAATCCGTGTGGATCTTGCCCGCCGCCTGCGGCGCTTTCGTGCCCCGGGTAATGGTCCACGCCCGGCATTCGTCCTCGCCCGCCGTCAGGAAGGAGATCAGCCCCAACAGGCTGTAGCTGGCGTGGATCAATCGGTCAAGTCCGCTTTCGCCAATGCCCAGTTCTTCCAGGAACTCCGCTTTTTCGTCCGGCTCCATATTGGCGATTTCTTCTTCGATCTGCGCGCTGACCGTGAAGACCTGCGCCCCTTCCGCGTCGGCGATCTTCCGCACCGCCTGCACAAAGGGCAGCTGGCTTTCATCCGTGCCCACGTCGCTGTCGGCAATGTTGGCCGCGTAGATCACCGGCTTGTCCGTCAGCAGGAACCAGCTGTGGACGATCTCCTTTTCCTCGTCCGTCATGGAGAAGGTGCGGGCGGGCTTGCCTTCCTCCAGATGCGCCAGCAGCCGCTGACCCAGCTCCACTTCCTGCACCTGCTTCTTGTCGCCGCCCTTCAAAAGCCGGTTGGCCTTTTCCACCCGGCGCTGCATGGTCTCCAGATCGGCCAGCACCAGCTCCAGCTGGATCACGTCGATGTCCCGTGCCGGGTCTACCGTGCCGTCCACGTGAATGATGTTCTCGTCCTCGAAGCACCGCACCACATGCACGATGGCGTCGCATTCCCGGATGTGGGACAGGAACTTGTTGCCCAGTCCCTCGCCCTTGCTGGCGCCCTTCACCAGACCGGCGATGTCCACAAATTCGATGGTGGCAGGAGTCACTTTCTTGGGATGATACATCTCCGCCAGCACGTCCAGCCGCTTGTCGGGCACAGGCACCACGCCGGTGTTGGGTTCGATGGTGCAGAAAGGATAATTCGCCGCCTGAGCTCCCGCCCGGGTGATGGCGTTAAACAGCGTGCTCTTTCCCACGTTGGGCAGTCCTACGATACCAAGTTTCATAGCGTTCCTCTTCTCCTCAGTAAATCCATGGTAATTCGTTCTTTAGTATAGCCCGAACCCATAAAAAAAGCAATCCGAACCGCCGTTCTTTTCCTTTTTGCCCCATCTTT